CGTTGCGTGGAATGGTCATAGAAAAAGAAACGAAGAGGTCGAGGTTAGTAAGTAATTTTGACACAGGGTATTGTCAAATAATTACCGTTGTCAAAGTTTTGACAATCCCTAAATAGTAATGGAGAAGTGATATGAGTAAGAATACTACAAATGTGTCAGATGATACTCAAGTGGCAATGCCTTTGAGAAATATATTATCTATTATCGCTGGAGCTGCAATTGCAACTTGGGCGTATTTTGGTATCATTGAAAGAATAAATAATTTAGAAACCGAGCAAACTCTTATGTCCTCTGATTTGGAAAAGAATACTGAATTCCGAATTAAATGGCCGAGGGGAGAGATGGGTGCGTTACCAGCAGACGCAGAACAATTTATGTTAATAGAACATATTGCTGGAGAACTAGAAAAACTAACAGTAGAAATAGAAACAGGAAAAGCACCGTTTGACCAACAACAGAAGTTGACACTAGAATTTTATGAAACAAGAATTCAAAAGTTAGAAACACAAATTGATGCACTAAAAGATAAAATGGTAAACGGGCAGAAAGCGCACTAACATGAAAGTAGTAGAATTTGTACTTTTATTGTATATGAGTGGTGGTGAACTAATCGAGTACACGGTTAGAGATGGTTTAAGTGAATGTTTATCGACAAAAAGAACTATGGAAAGAAACATGACAATTGACGCAAATAGTACAACTGGTACACGAATCAGTTGTCAAAAACTAGAAGTTTTAATTGATGAAACTGGAAGTATACTTGAGTTTACTCAAGGGGCGCCAGGAAAAGGGGGCAAGTAATTGTCTGTGGAAACTGAAATTGCATTGTTGAAAAGGGAGGTGGATGACATGAAAGGCATCTACGGCCGCCTTGATACTGCTATTGAAAAAATAGCAGATGTATCAAGTTCCCTTCATACAATCATGGCAGTACACGAAGAGAAACTAATTAGACAGGAAGAAGCATTGGACGAACAAGAGAAAAAACTTACTGAAAATATAATGGAGTTACATTCTCGTATTACGTCTAATGCAAAGGATACTCACAAGTCTATGGGTGATATGGAACGTAGACTTGTCGAACAAATGAATGCACATAGTAAAACAGAAGAAGAACACTTTCGTAAAATGCGAGAAGAACTATCCACTAGAGTGGGTGTTCTTGAGAAGTGGAGATGGCTCATTATCGGTGGGTCAATCGTTATAGGATTTGTTTTACAAAAAGTCTTGACAATCAACCTATAACTGTATATACTCTGTCTTATGAGTATGTACATAGACCTAAAATATCTTAATCTAATATCACATAGACTACAACGGTTCAAGAAGAAGAGCGATTATCTCTGGAACTTTCGTTGTCCGTTTTGTGGTGATTCCAAAAAAAGTCAGTCCAAGGCAAGAGGATTTGTCTTTCGCAAGAAGAGCGACCTGTTCTACAAATGTCATAATTGTAGTATGGGAACTAATTTATCTAATTTGGTAAAACACATAGACTCTAAGGTTCATGATGACTATATATTAGAACGGTACAAAGAAGGTCACACCGCAACAGGTAGGGGTGGTCATGTCGAGAATCCAAAATTCGATATACCGAAACCTGTTTTTAAACAAAAGGGTATCTTTGAAAATGTCAAATCTTTTAGAGAAATTGGAAAAAAGCATCCTGCTTATCGGTTCATTGAAGACCGAAGAATTCCTAATGATACTGATATCTTCTTGTGCAATCAGTTTTATTCTTGGACTAACGAGTTAGTTCCAAATAAATTCCCAACCTTGGAGGGCGACCACCCAAGGATGGTAATTCCGTTTCGTGATTCCAATGGTGATATATTCGCATATCAAGGGAGAGCGTTTGGGAAAGAAAAACCAAAGTACATTACTATCAGACTTGATGAGAGTGTACCTAAAATATTTGGACTTGATAGGGTGGACACTTCTAGGGATATTTTTGTCGTGGAAGGCCCTATTGATAGTCTTTTTATACCAAACTGTATTGCGGTGGCTCAAAGTGATTTGCGTGTACCTCAATACAAAGATAAGGCAGTTCTTGTTCCAGATAATGAACCAAGGAACAGGGAAGTAATTAAACAAATTGAACAGGCAGTTGATGAAGGTTATAGGGTTGTTGTGTGGCCAGATTATGTGCGACAAAAAGATATAAACGATATGATTTTATCTGGAATGGACGCTCCAGAGATTATGGAAATTATACATAACAATACCCTTCAAGGATTAACAGCAAAGGTTGCCCTTCAAACATGGAAAAAAATATAGGAGTTATTAAATGCAAACAGCAGAGATTGTGGAGTTCCCAATGGTGAAGGACTCTAAGTACTTGGGTTTATCTATTGATTTAGATAGAGACAAAACATTATCAGAACAAGCACAAAAATTACTGAAAGATTATTATTGCGTTGATGGTGAAGATAGTCCACAACAAGCATTTGCAAGAGCAGCAGTTGCATATTCATATGACGATATAAAACTTGCACAAAGAATTTACGATTACGTTTCTAAGGGGTGGTTCATGTTTGCATCACCTGTATTATCTAATGCACCAATGCCTGGCCAGAAAGTCAAGGCATTACCTATTTCTTGTTTTTTAACTTATGTACCAGATTCGTTGGAAGGTCTTATTGACCATACAGCGGAACTACGTTGGCTTTCTGTGAAGGGTGGTGGAGTTGGTGGACACTGGAGTGATATTCGTGCCGTGTCTGACAAAGCACCAGGCCCTATGCCGTTCTTGCATACCGTTGATGCAGACATGACGGCATACAGACAGGGTAAGACAAGGAAAGGTTCTTATGCAGCTTACATGGATGTTTCTCATCCAGACATCATAGAATTCTTAAACATGAGAGTTCCTACTGGTGATGTAAACCGTAAGAACCTTAACTTGCACCATGCTATTAATATTACTGATTCGTTCATGCGAGCAGTAGAAAGAAATGAGTGGTGGGATTTGAAAGACCCCAATGATGACACAGTTCGTGAGACTATGCGAGCAAGGAAGTTGTGGGAACAAATTCTAGAGGTGAGATATCGTACAGGTGAACCATACTTGAACTTTATCGACACTGCTAATCGTGCATTGCCACAAACTCAAAAAGACAAGGGGTTAAAAATTCATGGTTCTAATCTTTGTAACGAGATACATTTACCAACATCTGAAGACAGAACCGCAGTATGCTGTCTTTCTTCAGTCAATGTCGAATTATTTGACGATTGGAAACATTCAGAAATGATTGCTGACCTTGTTCGATTCTTGGACAATGTGTTACAATTCTTTATTGACAATGCACCAGATGATATTAGTCGTGCAAGATATTCTGCTGAACAAGAGCGTTCTATTGGTCTTGGTGCGATGGGTTGGCATTCGTTCTTAAACAAGAAAAGAATTCCATTTGATGGTGGTCAAGCAGACGTATGGAATGCAGTTGTGTTTCAACATATTCAAAAACAAGCAGTTGCAGAAAGTCTTAGATTAGGTATGATAAAAGGTGAGGCACCAGACATGGAAGGTACTGGTAGACGTAATGCACATCTACTTGCAATCGCTCCGAATGCAAACAGTTCTATTATCTGTGGTACTTCACCATCAATTGAACCATTGAAAGCAAATGCATATACACATAGAACCAGAGCAGGGTCACACTTAGTAAAGAACAAGTATCTTGCAGAAGAACTTGATAAGATTGATAAGAATACAGATAAGGTATGGAACGACATTATTACTAATGGTGGTTCTGTACAACACTTAAAGTTTTTATCTGATGAGGTCAAAGAAGTTTTCAAAACTGCTATTGAAGTTGACCAGAATAAACTAGTAGAACAGGGTGGTGACAGACAAAGATTCTTATGTCAAGGTCAATCCCTAAATCTATTCTTCCCTGCTGGTGCAGAGAAAAAGTATCTACATCAAGTACACTACAACGCATGGAAGTCTGGTTGTAAAGGTCTTTACTATTTAAGAACTGAAACTAGTCAACGTGCAGAGAATGTATCTGAAAAGGTAGAAAGGAATGCATTGAAAGACTATGAGTCACAAGCTGTTTGCGACATCACTGCACAATCGCAAGATGAGTGTGTAGCGTGTCAAGGGTAGTTCAGTTAACAGACAGTGCAAGAGAATATTTAAAACAAGTAGGTAAACCAAATGTTTACTTATCAGTCAAGGGTGGGGGATGCTCTGGTTTCCAATATGTTTGGGAAGTAACAGAGAAAGAACCTACCGTTGAAAATTTAGTGATAGACCCAGTAGCAGAGATGTTTGTATTGGGTTGCACAGTAGATTATGTTACAGAGTTGGGTGGTTCATTTTTAAAAGTGAGTAATCCAAATGCAACTGCATCTTGTGGATGTGGTGAAAGTTTTGCAGTATAGGAGATGGTATTATGCCACCAAGAAATCATAAGAATTGGATTAAGACGCCTAACGTAGAATATATCTCTAGTGAATGTTATAATAACAAAGACATTTTTGAGCAAGAACAAGAACAAATTTTTAGTAAGGTCTGGGTGCCTGTTTGTCATAAGAGTGAACTTCCAACTGTTGGATGTTACAGGACATCACAGATTGCATTTCAGAATGTTATAGTATGGAATACAGGTGACACAATAAAAGCATATTTAAATCATGGCCCACAACAACCTTCTGGTAAGGTATGGAATGATGAGACTTTTGGTAAAGAGTTGCATTGTGAAGTTAAACATGGTGGAATGGTGTGGACAACACTAAACCCAAATCCCACACAGAGTGTTGATGAGTGGACTGCTGGTGCGTTTGATTGTATTGCAGACGCAATTGATACTGAAGAGATGGAAGTCTTTCATTATCACAAAGCAGTTATAAATACAAATTACAAATTGTGGCATGATACTAACAGTGAATTCTATCATGACTTCATGCATTACTTTAACAGAGTAAGTGGATTCAATGATGAGTATTTTGCTCGTAAGAATATACCATTTGATAATGGTCATGTGAATGTAAGTTCATTCACAGTAAATTATGAGGAGTATGAAGGTTTTGAGGACAGGGGTGAACTATCATTTCCTAACCTACCACCAAATCAGTGGTACATGGTTGACTTGTTCCCAGGCTTCAACTTCAACCTAAGAGGAAGTGCATATCGTTCAGATAGTGTAACACCACTTGGGCCTAACCAAGTTCTGATTGAGTTTAGAGGATATGGACTCATGAAGGATACGAAAGAAGAAAGACTTACTCGCATTAAACATCACAATTCAATCTGGGGGCCATTTGGTCGTAACCTACATGAAGATTTGATTGGTGTTGCTGGACAAGGTACAACGATGCGTGAAGGTACAGAGAAAAGAAACATTCTACATGGAAGACATGAGAATGGAACTATCCACGATGAAGTGGGTATGAGACATTATTATGGTGCATGGGGTAATATGTTGGGGGTAAACCCAGAAAGACCATTAGCAGCGTAAAGATATAAAAATTAATAGATGGAGAAGTAAAAAATGGAAATACGAGTAGTAACTAAATCAGATTGCCCATTCTGTGAAATGACCAAGAAGTGGTTTGATGATAATGGATTCGATTATCGTGCAGAATTGATGGACAATGAAGAAGAGCGTCTTGCCTTCTATCAGTCTATCAATGGTATTAAAGAAGTCGTTGGAGCTCCAACTGAAGTACGCAGAGTAAACTCTGTACCACAAATTTTTGTGGATGGTGACCGTATTGGTGGATATGATGACTTAATGAAATATGCTGAAACACTTTTCAAAAAAAGAGGTGGTGGAAGTCTATTGAAATTTAGTGAAACTTATAAACCATTTTACTATCCTTGGGCAGTTGAAATAACAACAAGACATGAGAAGGTACACTGGATTGAAGACGAACTTGATTTGTCTGAGGACGTATCTGATTGGAAGTCTTCTAAAGTATCTAATGCAGAAAAAGATTACATCACTAATATTCTAAGACTGTTTACACAGGCTGATGTTGCAGTTGGACAGAACTACTATGACCAGTTGATTCCAAAATTCAAGAATAATGAAGTCAGAAATATGTTGGGTTCATTTGCGAACAGGGAAGCAATCCATCAACGTGCATATGCATTGTTGAACGAGACACTTGGTTTACCACCAGAAGAATACCATGCATTCCTTGAGTATTCAGAGATGGCAGACAAGATTGACTTCATGATGGATTCAAATACATCAACACACAGAGGTCTTGCACTTGCAATGGCAAAATCAGTAATGAATGAAGGTATTGCTCTATTTGCATCATTCGTCATGTTGTTGAACTTCCAGAGGTTCGGTAAGATGAAAGGGATGGGTAAGGTTGTAGAATGGTCTATTCGTGACGAATCTATCCACGTTGAGGGTATTGCAAAATTATTCCGACAGTTTTGTACCGAATATCCAAAGGTTGTCGATGATGATTTCAAATCAGATATCTATGAGATGGCTCGACAGTCTGTTAAACTGGAAGATAAGTTTGTACAGTTGACCTATAAGATGGGTGCTCCAGAGGGTCTTGAAGCGTCTGATGTGAAGACCTATATAAGATATATAACAGATAGAAGGTTATTACAACTTGGTCTTAAACCAAACTTTAAGGTGAAAGAAAATCCTCTACCGTGGTTGGATTGGGTACTTAACGGTGCAGACCATACCAACTTCTTTGAGAATAGAGTGACTGAATATGAAGTTGCTGGATTAACTGGTAGTTGGGATGATGCGTATGAGGACGCTGCATAAATATGAGTAAGAAGATTATCTCCTGTGAGGAATGTGATGCAGAATTTACAGTACGTCATGGAATGTCAGAACATCATTATGAAATAACGTATTGTGTTTTCTGTGGAGCATCTATCCCAGAAGATAATGAAGATGACTTATACGATGAGGAAGAATATTGAAGTGAAGACGCAAAGTGCGAAAGCAAAAGGCAGAAGGTTACAACAATGGTTTCGTGACCTTCTGATTGAAAATTTAGGTGTGCATCCAGAAGATGTTGAATCAAGGTCAATGGGTGCTGGTGGAGAAGACTTAATTATGGCAAGGGCTGCGAGAGAGAAGTTCCCCTATTCGATAGAGTGTAAGAACCAAGAAAAAGTAAACATATGGCAATCATATTCTCAAGCAGCAGAAAATAGTAAGGACTATGAACCAGTGGTAGTGGTTAAAAGAAACAACCACAAACCACTCGTTATAGTGGATGCTGAATATTTTGTGGGATTGCATAAAGGTGATATATCGACATAACAATTTAGTATTAGATATGGACAACGGCAAGGGTAAACTCTATGTGGGAAATCGTTTACGTTTCATGGGTGACCCATACGTTGCTATAACAATGATGTTAAGGTTTTCAGAGAACCATCCAGACGTTAGACATATGTTTCGACATCAACTAGAGATGCGAGAGAAACCACGTTTT